ACATAAGATGGTCAAAGGTAAGAAAGTAGTAGTCTGTGAGAATACGAAAAAGAACCGTGCTAGAGGCGGTGCTAAGAAGAGGTAACTATGCCTGATCCTTATAAGACTCCTGAAGATATGCAGGATGTATATGATGAAGATGCTCAAAAATATGGTCCTACTGATAAACTAATTAAAGAAGGTAAGCTCAAAGAAGCTGCAGAACAACATCCTGATAGACAATTATTAGGATCTCAACTTATAGATAGTATCCAAGGTAAGATAGGAGAAGCTGGTTCTGCTATTATGGAAGCAGCTCAAGATGATCCTGATACTTGGACTGACGATGCTATTAGAATTGGTCTTGGTGGTGTTAAGAATGTAGGTATTGTCTTAGGTGCTCCTGGTATTAAACAAGGCTTACAGCTATTAGGAGCACCAGCTTACTACGTAGGTAGAGGTCTAGGCTATGGCTTAGAAAAGGCTGGTGTTGATCCTAGATATGGATATATAGCAGGTGAAGTAGGTGAATGGTTTATACCTGGATATGGTATGTATAAAGCAGCTGGTAAAATAACTAAATATAGTAAAATAGCTGGAACTGCTGCTCTATCTGATGCTGCTACTTTGATGGCAAAACAGAATCTTGCTACTGCTAGTGGTACAGGTGTGTTTCCTCCTGGTGGTGAGTTGAAGAATTTAGTTAATAATTTAAAAGCTGCCATAAATCCTAATCCTAAAGATCCTTTTAATTTAGGTCCATTTATGGAAACTAAAATAACACCTAAACAATTAGAAAAATTCTCTGCTTTTTCTGAAGAATTATTTGAAAATTATAATAAATTTGATGATACACAAATAGATCAAACTATTTTTGCAATAGATCCTAAGTCACCTAATAATTACGATAGACTTAGACAAAAATGGACAACAAAAGTCTTAAATCCATTATTAGAAAAAGTTGCTAAAAATGTGTTTCCAAATACAAGAGATTATAAGAAAACTTTCTTCAATATGATGGCTAGTAAACCTGGTTTTAAATATATTGAACATAAAAAAGCTAAAGGTCAATTTTGGTACTGGTATCATAAATATGGAGATTCTTGGTGGGAAGAAGCTAATAATATAGATAATCTTAGAATTTTAATGAACGATAGATTTAAAACTTTAAAAGATGTATCTGAAACTATACTATATGGTATAGGAGATTCTAGACGACCTTTAACTTCAGGTATTAATAGATCTATAAAAGATTTCAATGAAAGATATATTATTGATATTGATGCTCCTAAGTACGGTGCTGATTTAATAACTAAAGAGCACAATGCTGGAGATATAGCAATAAGACATGTAGGATCTGATAAAGTTATAGGTAAGATTGGAGAATATTATGATTCGTTATTCAGCCCTAATTGGAAAGAAAATAAACAATTAGCTAATTATTTGAAAAAGAAAGGTGAAATAACAGAAGTTTCAGAAGAAGCTTTGAAAAACTGGAGATTACAATTCTTACATGATAAAATTACAAATATAATTAATAATCCTAAAACATCTGAACAGGCTATTCAAAAAGCTATGCAAGATGATTTAATTAAATTTAGAGAAGAATATACAGAATTAATGCCAATGTTACCTCCTCAATTACGTAAAGAACTTGAAACTAATTTTAAAAAAGGATGGCCTTCTGGATTTGTACAAGATAAACCTACATATAAATTAGAAAGAGGTGAGAATTTAAGATCAGTTGATGAATCAATAGAAATTAAAGAATTACTGGAATTAGAGAAGACAAAACGTGAAGGAGGGAAATTGGATAAATATGAAAAAAATAGATATAAAGAATTAATTGAAAAATATAGAGAAGAGCAAACAGAAATAAAGATTAATAGAGTATGGAAACCACAACCTATATTCCCGACTAAAAGAGAAACTATTAAAGGTACAACTAAAGGTGCTTCTGGACTTCCTGGTGGTGGTGGTTAATGAACAATACCTTATTAGCTTTACAAGACGACTTTAAGCTGTTCCTACAAGCTCTGTGGGATCAGCTAGGTCTACCATCACCTA